ATCTTTCATATGTAACTGGTGAAATATATTATTGTAATTGGCCACAAATTGTTAGTAAAAAAGGTAACAAAAAAATGTTTTTAGACACAAAATGGGCCAGACCTCACGAGCAAACGTGGATGTCCCATATGTATCAATTGACAAAATCGGGAGATTTAAGACCCTCATTATTGTTATTAACCCCAACAGAACACAATAGATTTGATTTTTATGATGGTAAATTAAGAAAAGAATCCTAGTTTGAATATTTATTGTAAAAGAATAAATGGAGTTTAATATCAGACAGGGAGCCACAGAACCTATTTTAAAGTTAAGATTGATTGATGACGGAAAAAATGATAAGTCATCTTTCAATGATATGTTGGAAAGTTGTGACATAACATTTGACATGTTTGATGTAAAAACGGAGGAACCACAAATTTTAAATGGTCAATGTTTATTAACAACAAGAACAAAAAAATACGATCAAACAACTGATGAATATTATATTACTTATAGATTCACGGAAGAAGGTACTTCAGTAAAGGGTAAATTCGAAGGTGTTATCACCATTCAGTTTTTAGACACAAATTCAAATCCCACAACAAAATTAATCGTACCTCTAAAAGAAAAACTTTTTATTAACATTTTTTGATTTAACCTTATTTTTTAATTATATTTATTGATGTTAAGGCAAACTACCGATTTTCGGTAAGCTAATGTGTCACATTTAAAAATATAATAATGAAAGAAGTTATTTCTCAGGAAGTTATCGAGAACTTCCTAAACGGTGCAGATCCCGAAGAGTTTATCGTTGGTGTAGAATACGATTATCCCACAAATAAGATTTATAAAATTATACAAGACCCTCAAAAGGGTAAAATTGTTGTACCCGACACTTTTACTCCATTTTTATGGGTTTCCGATCTAAATGGTTTAAATTTCTACAATAATAGTAAAATGACCCAAAAGAAAAAAATGGGTGAGTTTGGTATTATCATTGAGAAGTTAGAAACCCATGGTAACGAACGATTAGAAAACGGGATGAAGTTTCTCGTTAAAAGTATTAAAGGTTATACCGAATTAATTAATTTCTTTAGATTCGGTGGGTTAAATCCTTGGGGTGATGAAACTAAAAAATATTTTACAATATTATCACCTGTTGAACAATATCTAATTCAAAAGAAAAAAAGATTGTTCAAGGGTATTGATGATTATAGTGGTGTACATAGACTTGTATTCGATATTGAGACAACGGGTCTTGAACCTGAAACCAATAAGATAATCTTAATCGGTATGAAAGATAATCGTGGTTTGGTTAAAACAATCGACGCTTTTGGTGATGATGGTGAAAAAAGATGTATTGAGGAATTTTTTAAAACAATAAGAGAATTAAAACCAACAATAATCGGTGGTTATAATTCTGCATCATTTGACTTCCCTTTTATACTGAAAAGAGCGGAAATACTTGGTGTTAATGTTGATGAATTGACAAGTATTTTAACGTCACAGGGAATGAAAGAAAAAGAGGGAATACTAAAACTCGCCAATGAGATCGAACCGTATACTCAACACGTTATTTGGGGATTTAATATAATCGATATTGCTCATTCTGTAAGAAGAGCACAAGCAATAAATTCTGAGATTAAATCTTGGGGTTTGAAATATATTACGAAATATCTTGAAAAAGAAAAAGAAAATCGTGTATACGTTGATGGTGCATACATTTCTAAAATTTATTTAGACAATGAATTATATTATCTAAATCCAAAAACGGGTAATTACAAAAAAATTGGTGAAAAAGGTACTGAGGGTTTATTAGAGAAATATCCTGGTAAATACGAAATATGGCCAGGTAAAAGAATTGTGGAACAATATTTGGATGATGATCTTTATGAAACAATGATTGTTGATGATTCTTTTAGTCAATCGACATTTTTACTATCTAAATTAGTACCGACAACTTATGAAAGAGTTGCAACAATGGGCACTGCAACATTATGGAAAATAATAATGTTGGCATGGTCTTATGAAAATAATTTGGCAATACCCGAAAAAGATGAAAAAAGAGCAATCACGGGTGGATTGTCAAGATTGTTAAATGTGGGCTATGCAAAGAATATTGTTAAGTTTGACTACGCATCTCTTTATCCATCAATTCAACTTGTATATGATGTATTTCCTGATTGTGATGTTATGGGTGTACAAAAATCAATGTTAAAATATTTCCGTAACATTCGTATCAAATATAAAAGACTTGCCGGTGAACTTGCTAAAACAAATCCTGTTGAATCAGAAATGTACGATAGAAAACAATTACCAATTAAAATATTCATCAACGCATATTTTGGTTCACTGTCGGCGCCACAGGTATTTCCATGGGGTGATATGAATATGGGTGAAACTATTACATGTGTAGGTAGACAATGTCTTCGTATGATGATTATGTTTTTTATGAAGAAAGGATATAAACCTCTTGTTATGGATACTGATGGTGTTAACTTTGAAACACCAGAAGACATTAACGATCACGTTTATATTGGTAAAGGATTAAATGAATTAGTTACAGAAGGAAAAGAATATAAAGGTATTGAAGCGGATACTGCGGAGTTTAACGATATTTTTATGAGGAATGAGATGGGGTTAGATATTGATTATGTTGCTCCGTCCTGTATAAATGTATCGAGGAAAAACTATATCATTAAATTAATTAAGAAAGGTAAAGAAAAAATAAAGTTAACAGGCAATACAATTAAATCAAAAAAATTACAACAATATATTGTTGAGTTTTTAGATGAAGGTTTAAAATATTTGTTAAATGGTGATGGACATTCATTTGTTGAATTATATTATTCGTATGTTGAAAAGATACATAATAAAGAAATTCCATTATCTAAAATAGCGAACAAATCACGTGTAAAACAAAGTGTGGAAGATTATAAAAAACACATAAAGAAAACAACTAAAGCGGGATCATTAATGTCAAGACAGGCGCATATGGAATTAGTTATTCAAAATAACTACCCTGCCGGTTTGGGTGAAACAATATACTATATCAATAATGGTATTAAAAAATCATCTGGTGATGTACAAAAAATAACTAAACCAACTAAAAAACAACAAGAAGAATATCTTAAAAAATATGGTGTGGAAATGCCTAATGATTTTATAGAAGTTAATTGTTACATGGTTTCAGAAAAAGATATTCAGAATAACCCTAACATGACTGGTGATTATAATGTACCTCGTTATCTTAATAATTTCAATAAAAGAATAGAACCATTATTAGTTGTATTTAAACCTGAAATAAGAGAAGATATATTAATAGAAGATCCGAAAGATCGTCAATACTTCACTAAATCACAATGTGAATTGATTAGTGGACATCCATTAAAAGAAGGTGGACAGGATAATTTCAATGAAGTAATGACACTTTCCGATAGTGAAGTATTATTTTGGAATAGGGTTAATCGTGATCCATATTTTATGTATGTGGAAGATAGTCTTAACTTAGTTGACCAACATTGGATAGAACATAATAGAAAAGTGGTTAAACACCAAGAAAATAGTATTATGTCTAATGAAGATGAAATTATAGAAACTAATGGAAACGATTACTCATTTCATTCAGTAGAAAGTTAGATCACATTTATCAAAGATTGGATAGGTCTATATTTCAATGAACCGTTAAGAAATTCCGCTTCGTTTTTCTTTCTTTCCAAAAGTTTATCGGGACGCATTCTTTCTAAACGTGCCATTAATTCTTCAACTAATTTTAATCTTTCATCTTTACCTTCAGTTAACAATGAACTATAATCTAGTTTAACTTCACTATCAGGTACTTTAAGGTCTCCAGAAAATTTACCCCAAATTCTGGCCAATCCTTCTTTACAATATCCAATAAAATATTTTCTAACCCAGTTTTGTGATGGTTTATTTAAATCTTCCCATACTAATGGTTCAGTCATAACATCTGAAGGTAATCTAATAATATCTTTATTTTTTTCTAAACATTCATCTCTATTGTCACCGGCATCATAATACCAATACCAAACTCTTTGACGATTATTCTGTATTGATCCAAAATCAAACTTACCTCCAGGTACATTTAATAAATGTACAATTTTAGTTCCATTTGGACCCGCTGTTATTCTATATGTTAAATCACCACCGATTAATCTGTTTTTAATATTCCTGTCACCCATTCTTAGTAATAAATCAAATGCAGGTAATAAGAAATATGAACCGGCCGCACCTACTTGTGCAAAACCACCAACACCACCAAACGCAACACCACCAAGACCACCAAATCCACCTAAAAATGGGTCAACAATTGAATCTGTTAATGTTGCTCTTGTGTACCATAATAATTCATTTATTTCACGACCAGCAGGGATAACGTATGTTTGTTGATTTCTTTCCAAATCAAAATAATCTTTTTTTAGCTCCCAAGGACCACCCGCTTGTAATCCAACTATTTTAGAGTACGCGTAAGTATATTGAGTTTCATAATCTAAACTTCTGTTTGTGAAAGCTCTGGTTAATGAATTTGTATCGACATCTAAATTAGCTAAAGATGACCATTGTGATTCTATTAACCAATCACTAACATATTGTTCATATTCAGATATGGCCATTTCTAAAAAACTATTCATTTGTTCTTCAGTTAATTCCACACCTCTAACTGGCATACCTAAAAGATGTAGAACTTGTGTAAATAATTTTTCTTTTTCTGATGGTGATATTATAGTTGCTGACATAGATTTCTTATTTTATAATAAATATCTTATATTTGCTTATTATGAATAATAATGTCACTAACATTTTAATGGAGTTTTTACAATTTTGTGGTAAAAACAAAATTGGGTTGTCATTTCAGACTTCAGGATCTAAAAATTATGTTAATCTAAGAGATGATGAAGTTTTGATTAATATATGTGATGATACAGATAAAAATCTTAAAAATATGTTAGAAGAAAAATTTAAAGAATTGAGCTTAAAAGTTCAGTAGTAAAGTTTTCGGAATATTCACCATCACCCATAACTTGATCTATAATACCTTTTTTCTTATTTAGAATATTATATACTATCATTTCTATAGTATTTTCAAATATTGGATAATATACGAGAACACTATTTTTTTGCCCATATCTATATGCCCTATCTTCCGCCTGTGAATGATGAGCGGGTACAAATGATAAATCATTCATAATAACACCTTCCGCCGCAGTCAATGTAATTCCCACACCGCCAGCGACAATATTTGAAATAAAAACCTTTATTTTATCTTCATTTTGAAACCTATCAACACTTTCTTGTCTTTTTATTTTAGACATACGACCATCTAAAATAACTGAATTTTTTTTGTATTTTTCTTGTATCATTTCTAAAGTATTTGTGAAATTTGTAAACACAATTACCTTCTTGTCTTGTTCTAAAAACTTATCAATTAATTCACAAGTGTATGGTACTTTTTCTTGAGCAATAACTTGTCTAACTTTCATTAAACGATTTATTGTAACACTCAAACTTTCTTCTTTTTTGTTTTCTTTACTGATCCTCATAAATTCTTCTAATTCTTCATTATAGAAAGTACTTTTTAGATCTAAGAAAACAGGAGTTATTATTTTTTCAGGTAGATCAAGAATATCTGTTTTCATTCTTCTTAAAACAATATTTTTTGTTCTCTCACGTAATTCATCCAAATTACTAGCTCCACTTGTATTCCAGACTTTTCTATTACCCACCCTAAATTGATAACCTTTACAATATCTGTAAACATAATGTTGCCAATTTAATGTTAATGGTGAATCAACAAGTTTTAGAAGATTATAATAATTTATTGGTCTTGATGTCATAGGAGTACCCGTTAATAACCAAACTTTTGGTATTTTTCCAAGAATATCGTTTAATAATCTTGTTCTTTGTGCTGTATTGTTTGATATATAATGTGCTTCATCAACTATTGCTAAATCGAAACCCGCGTTTTCTAATAATTTATAATCGTCACTATTTTCACCATTTTCTGTTGTGTGATAATTTTTAATAATATCATAATTTATGATATAATAATCAAATGTTGATCCCCATTTACGACCTTCAACAATTAATATTTTTCTATCACTATAATTTTTAATTTCTCTTTCCCAATTTATTTTAAGTGATGCGGGACAAACAATCAGTATTTTTTTTGCTTCAGATTCTAATGAAGCGATCACAGCAGACGTAGTTTTACCCAAACCCATATCATCCGCTAAAATAAATTTATTATTCGCCAATAATTTTTCAATTGCCACTTTCTGATGTTCCATAGGTGGTCTTTTTTCGTATTTAGAATAATCAATAACTCTATCTAATTTTTTTTCTTCTTGTAGTATCGCACCTTTAGGTAACCAAAATGCGTAATTTTGTTCGGTGTCTAAAATTTTACCCCAAATATGATAAGCTTTTTCTGTTTCGCATAATAATTTTTCACACCAAATTTTTTCAGGTACTTTAGGTAATAATTTATCTTCTCTTATTTTTTCACCAAAACTTGGTACTAAATTTAAATATTTTTTAGCGACCTTAGGTTTTATCATATGGTATTTTATTACATAATCGGATTGTGGTCTTGTTAATTTAAAATTTTTTAAATTAATAAATTTATCTTTCCATTCTAATAATTGATTATTATACCCTTCGTAAGTGGATAATATTTCTTTAGCCTCAATTTCTGGTATATTTTTTTGCATATAAACTAATATAGTTAAATAGAATATATTTTTAAACTATTTATTATATTATGGATAATAAATTACCAATTACAAGAATTAATAAGTTCTTTTCACAAGAAGACTATGATTTTAACTTAGATTTAGGTCAAGAATATCTTCATGGTGATTTAAACATGAAACTTGTGGTATATCGTGTGGATAGGGGAAAAACTGATATCGATAATGTATATGCTGAAGTTGGATCTGATGAAATAAAATTTTTACCTCCTGTTGAAATAAACGCATTAGTTAAAATAGATGAACCAAAAAATACATCATATAAGAGTGGATTAGTTCGTTATAATGAACACGGAAATATTACAATATCAGTTTATATTAGACATTTAGAAGAATTAAAAGTTGATATAAAATATGGTGACTACATTGGTTATCCTGAATCAGAAACCAAAATAAGATATTATATGGTAACAAATGATGGTAGAGTAACATCAGACGGTAAACATAAAATGTATGGTTATAAACCACATTATAGAACAATAACTTGTGCGTATGTACAAGAAGGACAATTTAGAGGAGTATAAAAATGAATGTACGTAAAAAATTCAAAAATAATATTAATGTTTATCTTGGTAAAGAATTATTACCAAGAAGACAAGAATTATTAGATTTTATAACAAAATCAGATCCATATCTCCCTGATAGCATTTTACATGATGATTTAGATAGGGGTATGTTAGATTATGTTGAAAAAAATTTTGTAGTTGTGTCAGATGGTAAAAAAATACCAATAATACCGAGAATCTTAACGATTCAAAGATGGGGTGAATTAACAAATACATGGGAATACGTTGATGAAGAAGGTAATATACAGATACCATTTATTTCAGTAATTAGAAAACCTGATGTACAACCTGGTACAAATCCATCAGTACAAAGAACAATACCAGATAGACAAAGATTTCATTATTCAACAGTAAAAAAAGCCGACGAAAATGGGATGATGGGTGCGGATGTATATAAAATACCACAACCAATCGCCGTTGATATAAGTTACGATGTTACAATTGTTTGTCACAAATTTAGAGATTTAAATAAATTTAATAAAATGGTCATGCAGAACTTTTGTTCTAGACAGGATTATACAACAATAAAGGGTCATTTTGTTCCATTGGTTTTAGATAGAATAGAGGATAACACACCAATGGATACCTTAGATGGTAGAAGGTTCTATATACAAAATTATCAATTTATATTACTTGGATTTTTAATAGATTCTGAGGAATTTGAAGTAAAACCGGCAATTAATAGATCTGTTATATTAACAGAATTTGTTGATACAAAATCAGTAAGTAAAAAAGTAGTTCAAAAAAATATTGATATAATTATTTCAACGTCAATTGCAGATGGAATAAAAACAGTATTTGGTGTGGGTGAATCTATGACTATTTTATTTAATGTTGCAATTAATGGTTTAGTACAACAGTTAGGTGTTGATTATTTTCATATTGCAGGTACGTCAAAAATAACTTTTGCGAGTCCTCCACCAAATGGGAGTGTTATAACAATAACTTATTATAGAGGAACACAGGGTATAAATTTAGTTAATTCACAAGGATTAATTTTAAATGTAACAACAGAACATTTTATATATGATGGATCTTCTTTAACATTCACTACCGCAAATCCTATTACAGATGTGATAACATTTACAATAAATGGTTTAGTTGAAAGTGATGATATTGGATTTAGTGTTACAGGAACAAATGACGTTACTTTAAATTACACACCAGTTGTTGGGTCAAAAATAAGTATTACATACGTTTATTAAGATTCACCGTATATATCTTTTTTCTTTGGTTTACATAATTCATCAATCATTTTTTCAACTATTTTATGAATTTTTAAACCATATTTTTCACAATGTTTTTTTAACATTTCATGATGTAATTCACTTATCTTAATATTTTTTGATTTCTTATTTATCATAAAAGATAAAAAAAGATATTTTATTATCTTTTATCTTTAAAATACAAAAATCTTTGGTAAAAATAAAGATATTTATAATAAAACGTAATAAAAATATTTAATCAAATTAAAAATCAATGGCTACTTCAAACAGAGTATTTGTGTCTCCAGGTGTATATACCTCAGAATTAGATTTAACATTTGTCGCACAGAGCGTTGGTGTGACTACTTTAGGTTTAGTGGGTGAAACTTTAAAAGGACCCGCTTTCGAACCAGTTTTAATAACAAATTTTGATGAATTTAGAACGTATTTCGGTACAACATCACCAGAAAAAGATGGTAATGGTAATCCAAAATATGAATTGGGATATGTCGCAAAAGCATATTTACAAGAATCAAATCAATTATTTGTAACAAGAGTTTTAGGTTTAACTGGTTATAAACCATATAATACATTTGGTATTAGAACATTAGGTGGTGTTACAGTTGATACCACCGCAACACCAACATCGGGATCTAGTACGATGTCTACAACAGCGGTTACTAGTAGTTCTTATTATACTGAATTATCAGATAAATTAAATACCGATGGTATTACAATACCATCATATGTGAGTGGAACAACATTTACTAATGGTGATTACTTTACAATTGGTCCTGTACCAACATCTGCAACAGTACCATTGACAGGTACTAGTTTAGTTTCACCTATTGGTATTTACAGTGAAAAGAATTGGTATAACATTTATTATACAGAAACTACTCCAGGTAATGATGCAACAATTGATGGTGTTTATTCATATCTTTTTGTATATAACCAATCAACAAGTACATTTAATATAACAAGATTTAAATACCCCGCATCTTTAAACACAGAATATGCAAACGTAATTGTTGCGGCACTTAGATCTAGAGGTAGGTATGTTGGTCAAACATTAACTTTAGAGGTAACAAATTCAACTAATTTTAGTATTGTTTCATCCACAATTGATACTGATCCCTTAAGTGAATTTAAAATTGTTGTTAATGGTTTAACTGGTGGTTTAAAATCATTTGACTGTAGTTTAGATACCACATCATCTAAATTCATTACAAAAGTTTTAGGTAATTCTGTTTTTGATAAATCATATGTTGACTTCCCTGTATATGTACATGAATCATATCCTAATTTATTGAAAAACTTGTATCAACAGGGTCTTGTTAGAGGTTTAAGTACAACAGATGTTTATAACATAGATGGTGATGATTTCGTAGAAAGATGGGGGACAGCATTATCACCAACAGTAGTATCTGAAGTACGTGGTGGTAAAGTTGCTGATCTTTTCAAAGTTATAACAATATCTGATGGTGAAGCGTCAAACGAACAAGTAAAAATATCAATACAAAACATAAATTTAGACACTAAAGAATTTGATATAATTGTACGTGATTTTTACGACACCGATGAAAATGTTGTTGGAATTGAGAAATTTTCAAGATGTTCAATGGATCCTGATTTACCTGGTTATATTGCCAAAAGAATAGGTACGAGTGATGGGGAATATGAATTAAAATCAAAATATATAATGTTAGAAATGATGGAAAACGCACCTATTGATGCGGTTCCTGCTGGATTTAAAGGGTTTGCAAGTAATACTTCATTTGGTACAAATTCTACATTAGGTAGTGTGATGTATAAAACTGAATATTTTGATGCTGGAGACATTGTTTATTATGAATCTAATGGTGCACCACAAACAACAAATGGAGATAAAGTTAGAAAAGTTTCTTTAGGTTTATCTTCACAAGTTGGGTTTAAATATGATGAAGATTTATTTAAATACAAAGGATCAAGTTCTGAAGATACAACAACTCATGGTTTCCATTTATCAGTAAACGCAGCATCAATAACTGGTACCACATATAAAACAACACCATATGATTTAGAAGGATTAAATAAAGGTAAATTTGAAAATATTACATTCCGTAAATTCACATTCGCAGCATATGGTGGATTTGATGGTTGGGATATATACAGAAATGTAAAAACAAATACCGATCAGTATATTTTTGGTAAAAATACCTATGTTTCTAACTGGACAACAAATGGTGGTGTTTTTAACACAAATGAGGGTAATTCTGACTATTACGCTTACTTAAATGGTATTAATACATTTTCAAATCCTGAAGCGGTAAATATAAATGTATTCGCAACACCTGGATTGAACTTTTATGACCATAATTCTTTAACAAATCAAGCGATTGATATGGTTGAAGAAGATAGAGCGGATTCTTTATATATCATTAACACACCAAATGTTGGTGATGCGGAAGAAGTTGTGGGTATGTTAGAAGATTTAGGTTATGATAGTAACTATTCTGCAACATACTGGCCTTGGATACAAATTAGAGATGGGGATAATGCTACCCAAATTTACATCCCACCAACAGGTGAAGTGGTTAGAAATATCGCATTAACTGATAATGTTTCATATCCTTGGTTCGCGGTTGCCGGTTATTCTAGAGGTTTAGTTAATTCAATTAAAGCATTTAAAAAATTAACTTTAGATGAAAGAGATTTATTGTATAAGAATAGAATTAACCCAATTGCAACATTTTCTGATACCGGAACCATAATTTGGGGTAATAAAACTTTACAAGTAAGAGAATCTGCATTGGATAGAATTAATGTTAGAAGATTATTATTAAGAGCAAGAAAACTAATATCCGCTGTTGCAATTAGATTGTTATTTGAACAAAATGACGAACAAGTAAGAAATGAATTCTTGAGATTAGTGAATCCAATACTTGAATCTATCAAGAAGGAAAGAGGTTTATATGAATTCCGTGTAACAGTATCAAACGATCCTGAAGATCTGGATTCAAATACTTTAAGAGGTAAAATTTACATAAAACCAACTAGATCTCTTGAATTTATTGATTTACAATTCATAATTACACCTACAGGTGCTTCATTTGAAAACATATAATCAATTATTAAAACAAATAAAAAAGTGGTCAAAATCGACCACTTTTTTTTTGTGGAAAAAATGTTTCACGAGAAACAAAAATATTATAATTTTTATAAACTTATATCCTACCCAGTATACTGGATGCTATATACTAGTTTTATTTATATTTTATTTTATTTGATATTTATTTAAGTAGTTATTCTGGAACTAGTAATACTGGAGTAAAAAACTACGAAAAATTTTTGATATTATCAATTTTTAAATAAAAAAAATATTTTTAAATAACGATATATTTATAATAAAGATAAAAAAACTAAAAAAATAAAAAAAACATGGCAGATTTACTAATGAAAATGCCGGTTCCATTTGAACCGAAGAGAGTAAACCGATTTATCTTAAGATTTGATTCGTCTTTAGGTATTAATGAATGGTATGTTGTTTCATCATCAAGACCAAGTGCTAAAATAAATTCAGTTGCAATTCCATTTATTAATACATCAACATATGTTGCTGGTAGATTTGAATGGAATGAAATTAAAGTAACATTTAAAGATCCAATTGGACCATCGGCGGCTCAAGCATTAATGGAATGGTTTCGTTTACATGCAGAATCAGTTACTGGACGTATGGGTTATGCGGCTGGGTATAAAAAAGATGTTGAATTGGAGATGTTAGATCCAACAGGTGTTGTCGTTGAAAAATGGATATTACAAGGTTGTTTTTTAACTGATTTGAATTTTGGTGATTTAGATTATTCTAGAGATGATATTGCAAACATATCAACATCATTAAGAATGGATCGTTGTATATTAGTATATT